GCCGCATCCATGAAGTTACGCTGAACGATGCCTGGTACCGGGACAATATGGGTCGATTCGTTGAAGCGTTCGAAGACCAGACAATGGATATCCCCAAGGACGCGGACGTGCTCAACGATATCAGAGCACTGGAACGCATCGACGGTATTGTCAAGCTGCCCAGGCTCAAGACGCCCGATACTAAAGATGAAGATTTTATGCGCCACGGCGACGCGGCCATCGCGCTGGCCCTGGGGTATTTTGCGACGTTGAATCCGGGCGGTTCTGTTGTTACCGATACTATGCCGGAATTTGCCGAGGTGACTCTGTGAAGTTCTTAAAACGCTTCAGAAAAACCAAGATCGCGGATATCGAGCCGGGGCGGAGATCCGTGCCGGAGGAGGAAGGTCTCAGGGCGAGCATTGGCAGACTTTCGGCCTTTTACGGCATCACGACGCCGGATTTTCCACTGGAATATTTGTCCGTGCTGGAGGTTTTGGCCATTTGGAATCCGGACATATCGCAGGCCCTGTCCATTATGGTGAACTTGGGTAATACCGGCCACGAGATAGAAGTTGAAGCGCAAAACCCTGAAACCGTTATGGAGAGACTGAACCGGCTGGCGGCTAATGTCTACAAGACGGGCGGAGGCATGGACGGCCTGGTGAATCATTTCATGCGGCAGATCCCGCTCATGGGCGCTCTTTCGGGCGAGTGGGTGATTGCCGACAGGATCGAGGAAGGGGTAAAGGACGTGGTGATCCCGCCCGTTCGGACGATCCGGTTCAAGTTGGAGAACGGAGAGTACCGGCCCTATCAGTATACGGGCAGAGGTATCGAGAACACGTTTGTGGCCCTGAATCCGCTTACTTTCTCCTACAGTCCGATAATGACGATGGACGGGAGCCCCTACGGAATTCCGCCGTTTTACGCGGCCTTGAAAAACATCGAGGTGCAACTGGACGCGGTCGGCAACATTGGCCAGATCGTGAAAAAAATGGGGCTGTTGGGGTTTCTGGATGTAACCATGAAGATCCCGTCGCAGAATGCGGGCGAAAATGATGCTGCCTACAAACAGCGGCTTCAGAACCGTTTGAAAGATTATGCCAAGGCGTTCTCCGCCAATTTCTCCAGGGGCGTGGCCGTGCATTACGAAGATCAGGAACTGAAGCACAGCAGTGTGGGCACCACGGCCGCGGCCGGAGCCAAGGCGGTGTTTAATCTGAATGAAGAGCAGATTTGCAGCGCCCTGGATATTCCGCCGTCCATGATGGGGCGGAGCTATTCCACGACCGAGACCTATGCCGGCGTGGACTATGAAAAGCTGCTGACCCGGCTTTTAAACGCTCGGCGCATCATCAAGCGCTTCGTGGAAAAGGGCTACGTGCTCGATCTGCTTTTAAGGGGCATCGACGCGGAGGTCGCGCTGCATTTTAACGAGAACAGCGGGTTCAAGGAACTTGAAGCGGCCCAAGCCGAAGGCGAGCGAATAGAGAACGTGCTGGCCAAACGGGACGGCGGCATCATCGACGACGACCAGGCCGCCAGGGAGTTGGGATATGAGGAAGCCACCGGGGAGAGGCCGAGGGAAGCGCCTGCGTGGTTGTCAAAAGGCAAACGTGATTGGCGTAGGTTGCGGTTTCGGTTCGACAGGCAGGCCGGGCGATACAGGCATAAGCCGGAGAAAATTAAGCTTGAGGCCGGCAACTCAAAGCTAAGAACCGAGAAAGAAAAAAAAGTGCAGAATTATGCCGAGGCATTGAAAGTACTGCTGGAGAGCGCTGAGGATGCGGCCATCGACGCGGCCGTTGAGACTGCGACGAAGGAATACAAGGACGAAAACGCTTTTGCCCGGGCCGTGCATCGAGCCTTTTCGGATGCTCTGGTGGAAGAGCTGCCCTTTCCGGAGATGGACAATCTGACGGACCGCTATGTTGAAAAAGCTTGGCAGGCGTACCGCTACGAGGATGTGAGTTTTCTTCAGGCGGCCAAGCGTCGATCCGTAAGTTTTGAGATCGATCTTAACCTAGTGGACGAAAATGCGCTGAGGTACCTGCGGTCCATCGACAGGCATTATTTCGGATCGGGCAACTACCTGGCCGATCATCCGACCGTGGGTAAAAAGTTCATCAAATGGCTCAGAGAGGAATATATCGCCAAGGGCATCAACATCAGGACGGATGAGGCAGCCCAGCATGAATTTTATAAACAGTTCAAGGGCCTGGTGCGAGAGACATCCTGGCAAAAAATCAACCAACTGGTGGATACCACAATGGCCAGGATTCAGAACATGGGCCAGACCCTGAAACTGTATGAAACGGGCTTTGAGCGGTTTCGGATCGTGGGGCCCAGGGGCGGGCCGATCTGCGAATACTGCCGGGCGATGGTGGGCCGGGTGTTTTCCGTGGAGAAAGCGGCAACCAGGTTGGCAAAGATCGTGGGCAAGGGGTTTGAAAAGGTGGATGACCTGCCCGGATTTTTGCCGAACGAATATACGGTGGAAGAGGTCGAAGAGATGACCGACGAAGAGCTTCAGGAAGCGGGATTTGAAAGCCCACCGTATCATCCGGAGTGCCGACACCGGAAAGCGGCCGAGGATTAATTGCTTAGACAGAGGGAGGCATTATGAAAGAGCTGTACAAAATCATCAAGGAGGGGTTGGCAATAGCGAGATTCGGGTGCGTACTGGGCAGCGACGTTATAGCGCCGGGCTTCGAGCCGATCAGACTGGAGGCGGAGGACGGCGACGAGGATCTGGGCGGGGAGGAGTTTCTGGTCAAGCCTTTCAGGTTTCTCTCAAAGGCCCTTACACCGTATCGCTTTTTTGATTTTACGCGCGAGGGCGTCCTTGAAGGCGGTGTGCCGCTGTTCGACCGGCTGACCGTGTACGCTAATCACAACGCGGACGTGAACCAGTGGAAGGGTTACACTCAAAAGCCTGTCTGGGACAGTGAGAACGACCCCAACGGGATTAACGGTTTGATGATCTTAGACCGGACGGTGGATTCGAACCTGGCCAGAGGCGTTGAGATCGGGGCGCTCAGAAGCGCGTCGGTCACGATCTGGTTCGAATACGAGCGCAGCCACCCGGACCTGCGTAATTTTTGCGATTATCTGGGTGAAGAAGTGGACGGCGAGATCGTCCGGTTTATCGTCACCAAGCTGGTTAAAGCCGGCGAGGTGTCCATCGTTTGGGAAGGGGAAGATCCGTATGCCAAGGCTCTGATGGCGGCGGCTCAGGATATAGAAACCAATCAAAACAAAGGAGGTGATGAAACCATGCAATTAACGGCTGAATTTTTGAAGATGCTGTCAATCACGGCATCGGAAGACGGCGAGGTGAGCCCGGAAACGCTGGAAGCCGCGGTCGAGCAGAAACTGGTGGAGATGACACAGCAGCTTGAGGGCCTCAAGGTGGACGCGGAGATCGGCAAAAAGCACCTGCAGGGACTCAGGGAAAAGGCGGTGACGCTTTACAAGGCGCTCAAAGGTGAAGATGCCAAGGAGAATTATATCGAGAATGTAATCCTGAAGGCGGACCTTGAGACGGCCCAAGCCCTGGTGGATGAGTACCGGGCGGGTGTGGAAGAAACGGTGCCGCTTGCCTGCCCGCAATGCGGGGAGAAGCTGGCGCGGCAATCTTCGGTTGCGAGTGGTCAAGGCGAAAGCAAAGGCGGCAAGAGGGCCGAGGATTATAAACTCGGATAGATCACGGTTTAACCAGGTTACAAAGGAGGTTTGATATGTGGGACGTTGATTTCACGGGCATCGGGGTCGAAGACGTGACCATATTGGCAGCCAGCGGCCTTGTTGTCGGCGATGAAGGCAAGGTTGCCAAAGTAAGCGGCGAAAAGGAGGCTGACGTCTGTTCGGCCGAGGACGTATTTTACGGCGTGATCTCCAAGTATGACGAGGGCGGCGGGGTTGTAGCAATGGCCCGCAAAGGGTTCAAGGAGGTCAGCTACTCCGGCACCATTACACCGGGGTGGAAAGAGCTGGTGGCGGACGGCAGCGGCGGGGTCAAGGAGCCGGCCACAGCCGGTACCGGCAGGTATTTTCACGTGGTGAGCGTGGACAGCACGGCGGGGACGTTGATGCTGGATTTGGGATAAACAAGATAACGCAGTTTTTTAAGGGAGGGTTTAAAAGATGGGGATACAATTGGCAAAAGAAATGTACCGGCAGGCCCAGCGAGAAGGGGTTACCATGTCGGAGCTTTTGGAACGGGAAAGGCCTTCCGAGCAAGAGGGGCTGGACGCGTTCGAGTTTGCCCTGTTTGAGCGCGATATCAACCTGCGCAAGGACACGGTGGAGAAGTTCTATCGGACAAAAGAAGACAGCGTGCTGTTTCCGGAGTTTATCAACCGCAACGTACGGATCGGGATCGCGGGCCTGAGCAAACGCGACGTGGTGCTTGACGACCTGATCGCAACCACCACGCCGATTGACAGCGGGGTTTACGAGACGGTTCAGGCCCAGTTTACGGCCAAGAAAATCGATTTCAAAAAGATCGCCGAGGGCGCGCCGTTCCCAACCGTAACCATGAGCACCGGCAAGCAGTCCATCCGACTGGCCAAGACCGGCGTGGCCGTGGACGCCACCTACGAGGTGCTCAGAAGGATGAAGCTGCCTTTGCTTTCGATCCATATGCAGTTGATCGGCAAGCGGCTGGCCAAGAAGATGGTGGCCTATGCCGTATACATAATCGTAAACGGCGACGGCAACAGCAATCCGGCCGAGGTGGAGTCGGCAGCTCTGGAGTATGATAATCTGTTGGGCTGGATGCTGGACATGGATCAATGGGAGCCGACCGTGTGGTTTGCGAAAAAGGCGCTGCTTAAAGAGATCTTGGTGCTGAGCGAGTTCAAGGACACGCGCCTGTTCGACACGGCCAAAACCGGCGCTCTGGCTACGCCATTCGGCTTTGATCTGAAAAAATTCAACTGGGACGAAACGACCCTGGGAAACAATCGGCTCTTTCAGGTGGATAAATCGGCAGCCCTGGAACTGGTCAAAGAGGCCGGAGCCGAACTGATCGAGACCGACAAGGTGATCGACAAGCAGTTCGAAAAGACGGTTGTGAGCCAGGTTGTCGGGTTTGCCAAGGTCTTCACCGAGGCAGGGATGATATTCCAAAAGAGCGCTTAGAACTGGAAGGAAAAAGGACGTGGCGACGATTCTTGAAATGGTTGAAAACCGGCTGCCGGATGAGGCGGAGCTGTTTTCCGGCGCGTTAGGCGCATACATCGAAGAAAACCAGGCCCTGGCCGGCTATGAGGGGGTTGCGGAACAAGAGCTTAGCACGCTTCAAAAGTCGCTGATCGCCGACATGGCCGCCAAAGCACTGATCCTGCCGGCCATGAGCAAATACAAAAAAGCTCTGTCCAAGGCCGAGGGCGAAGGGGCCGGAACGGCGGAGTTTGCCGACAAGCTCAAGTTTTTACGGGAAATGCAGAGCAAGCTTAGCGGCGACATTGCCGAAAAGAAGGCCGCCTTAGAGACAGTAACCGACACGGGTGTGCCGCTGATAGTAGTGGAGTGACGGGTGTAAGGTTGTGGCTGATTTATTCGATGCAGATGCGGTGGAAGCTTTTAAAGACGCCATGCGGGACGTGACGGATACGTTTCACAGGTACCCAGTCACCTTAGAGCAGGACGGCGGAGACACCGAGCTGCTGGCCGGCCGGAAGGTGATCACGGAAAAGTTCAAAGCACGCGAGGAAGGCGAGGAGATAGACGAAGCCTATCAGCTTGTCTTCAACCGCGAGTATCTGAAAGATCATGGCCTGGTGGACGGCGGCGACATTTTGCTTATCACTTACAACGACAGGGTGCGGATGGACGGGAAACGGTATCACATTGTCAAGCTGGCCGAGGCGTCGTTTAGGGACAGCAAGCTGATGGTAGTGCTGGAGGTGGTGAGATAATGGGCGTTTCTTTTACGGGCGACTGGGACAAGCTCAGCCGGACGCTGGACGGAGTGGCCAAAAGGCTTATGACCGAAACCGGCAAATCCATCGGAAAGTCGCTTTTGAAAGTCGAACGCACGGTGCTGGATCATATGGACAAGCAGGATTTGGGCTGGGATGAGCTGGACCCTAAATATGCGGCCCGGAAAGAAAAGGCCGGGCTGGACCCGGATACATTGAGGGCCACCAACACCATGTATGAAAACATCACTACCGACCAGCCAAGCGAGCTTGAAGGAGCGGTGGGAGTAAAGCGGGGCGTGCAGACCAAGGACGGCGAGGATTTGATCGACATTGCCATCATCCACGAGCAGCCGGATGATGACGGCCAAAAGATACCTCCCAGGAAGCTCTGGAAGCCGACTTTCGAGGAAGTAAAAGACGATGTGATCGCCGGGATTAAGGGCGTAACCATTCGGGTGTTTCAGAAATGATCGAGGCCTGCAAAACATTCTTGAGCGAGCGCTTGAAAGAGATCCTTTTGGAGGATGAGAGTCCGGCTTATACGGACGGCATCATCTTTTTCGGAAACATGCCCAGGGACTTTCTAAAGGACAACGACTACGCGGCTAACTGCCTGATTCTGCATGACCGCAAGAAAAAGGACGGCGCTGTCATATCAAGGGCGCGAAATGTTGAGTGCACGGAATACACATTTGTCAGGAGAAGATATTTGCGGACCGTGCTGTTTCGATGCTTTCTGCATGCCGAGAATTTTGACGACCTGTGGGGAACGGCTGGGTTCGTGGGACTGGTGGATCAGTTGGAGCAAAAGGTAGCCGAAGCCGACCGCGTTATCGCCGACAGCGGCAATAACGCCGTTAAAGTGGATCTGCATGACGCGGTGAGGCCCTGGAGCCTGGATGACGAGGCCCTGCAGCGGGCCAAGAGGCGGCCCTACAAGGCCATCGTAAGGGTCGAGTTTGAGGGCGGGATTTATACGTCATGGACGGAGCCGATTGTTCCGGGCGTAGAAATAACGCCGGATTATCAATAATTGTCAGGAGGTGCGATATGGCGGAAAAAAAAGACAAAAATCAAAAAGCGGCAAAGAGCGCCGCCGCGATGGTAGCGCCGCATCCGCTGGGCAGGGGAAAGCGTAAAAAGGAGGATCTGCGCCCTGTGGAAGAGCTGGCCGAAGATGCGGGTCTGAAGCCCTGGGAGGAAGCGGGATTGATGCGAGCCGCGGGTTGGGCCGAAGGCAAGCAGGTAACCAAAGGGCGGTTCGATGAAGCGCTGGCTGCTTTCCGCGCAAGACCGCAGGGAAGCGGGCGGTTGCAGGCCTAGAACTTTGAGCGCGTAGCGTCCATCCAAAAAGGAGGAGATCATGGGAGATGTTTTTGAATATCTAATAGACGGCACGTCCGGCCTGGCACCCGGGGGCGTCGAAGGGGCCTGTATCGTGGCCGGAGTGTGCAGTCTGGGAGAGGTAGGCCAGGGTTACCTGTTGGGGAAATCGAGCGATCTGGAAGCGCTGCTCGGCGTGGGGCCGCTGACGGACCGGCTGCGGGACATTTTTGCCACCGGGGGGCAGAATCCAATCGTGATTGCGGTACCGGTGGCAGGGCTGGACGGCGGCTATATTACGCCTGTTGAGCATACGGGCACGGGGCCGGAAGCCTCTGTGAGCGGCACGCCCGCGGGTAACGCCGACGCCGTGGTTAAAATCATAACCGGAGGCGCGCTGGGTACCGCCACGTATAAGCTCAGTGAGGACGGCGGGGAAACCTGGGGCAGCGAGGATACCACGCCGGCCAACGGTCAGATTGCCATCGGATCTACCGGCGTGACCCTTACCTTGGGCTCGGGCGATCAGGTGGCTGATGACGAGTATGCCACGACGATACGGACTCCGATCGGGCCGGTTACCAAGGTGGGAACCGGACCGGATATCACGGTTGCCGGCACCGTCAAGGCGGCGGCCGATGTGCAGCTTATGATCGTGTCCGGAGGCGGCCGCAATGACGGCACTTACCAGCTTACGGTGGACGGCGGCGACAATTGGGGGCCGGTGCGGACCATACCGGTTGACGGCGAGATTGCGGTCGGAAGCACGGGGGTCACGATCACGGTGCCGGAAACTCCGGACATGGTGACGGGCGATACATACAGCTTTGAGCTGATGCCTCCGGTGCCTTCCATTTCGGCGGTAATGACGGCGCTGGAGCAGCCGCTTTCCCTGTATGACGTTGAGTTCGTCTATGTGGTCGGACCGAGCGATTCGGTGGATTGGGCCACGATGGGAGCCAAAACCGATGAATTGTGGAACGCGCATAGGCCCACGTTTTTTATCGCCGAGACCCGGCTCCCGTATGACAACGAAAACCTGAACGAATGGACGGCCGCCATGATCGCGGAGCAGCAGGATTATGCTCACAGGTTCGTGAGCGTTTGCTGCGCTTTCGGAGAGGTTTCGGACAGCACTGGTAAACGGGTGACCCGCAATTGGGGCGGGCTTATGGCGGGCAAAATCCTTTCCATTCCGGTAATGAGGGCCACGGGCCGTGTCCGGGACGCCGGCATCTCCCAGGGCACGCTGCCGGATGATTTCACCGACGCCATGCAGCAGCAGCTGGAAGCCAACCGGTACGCAACCGCCAGACACTATGCGGGACTCAGGTCGGCATACTGGGGGGACGCCCGAACAATGGCGGACGTGACCAGCGATTATCAGTATATCGAGGTGCTGCGTACCGTCTTCAAAGCTATGCGCAAGGCCAGGATCGCGGCGCTCAAGAGCATGTATGACGAAGCCGGCGATCCCATGCTGGAAGGCGGAGCGGCCGGACTCAATTATCTGAAAGCCAACATCGAAAACGCCATCAATACCCTGAAGGCGGCGGTGCCCCCGGAACTGGCGGATTATATTGTGACCATACCTTCCGGACAGGACATCGTGAACAACGGGGTTGCGGTGGAAATGGATCTGATTGGGATACCCATAATCAGGAAGATTTCGCTGTTTGCAAGGTATATCTATGCCGGATCGAATTTTGATCCGAGACTGCAATAAGGAGGTGAATGCACATGCCGATTAACGGTGTATATTACGATTGGGAGAGCGTCGAGATCCAGATCCCCAGCGGTTTGGCCGTGGGGATGACGGAGATCAACTACTCGGATGAGCGGCCGATCGAGCCGCGCTATGGGAAAGGAGCGACACCCAGAGGGTACGGCCGGAAGAACTATAAGGCATCAGGCAGCGGCTCCCTGGATAAAGACGAGTTCGAGCGTCTGCGCGAATCCCTGGGCGGGTCCGTGTATTCCAAGGAAAGGTTTAACATCGTGGTGCAATATGCCAACGATGACCAGGCTGCGGTTACGGACACTTTAAAAGGAGTCATGATTACCAAGGTAGATACGAGCGCCAAGCAGGGCGATGACAATGCGGGTGCCGTTAAGATTGACTTTGAGATCCTGGAGCCCATCGAGTGGAACGGGGTGCCGGCGTACGCGTAGAGAATAAGTGATCAGTAATCAGTGATCGGCAAATAAGTGAAAGGAGAACGTAATGGCTGAAAAGACATTGCCCCAAGAGGTTGAAGACGCAAAGGCAAAGGGGCCGGTGCTGGAACTGACCGGCGAGGACGGGAAGGTCTATTATTTCAGGAAGCCGGGCAAAGGCGATATGAATCGGTATCTGGCTTCGGCTGCCAAGCAAAAGCTGGCGAGTGCCGCCCAAAACCTGATCTATGATCTGGCGATACATCCGACAACAAAGGAGCTCAGAAGTATGATCGATGAAAACCCAGGATCGATGGTGGCGCTGAGCAACGCGCTGCAAAAAGCCGTGGGTATGGATGAGGAGTTTGATGTAAAAAAGTTATAGAGCTCCGCGAGGCTCTCGACCGGAACTGGATAAGACAGATCGAGATCATAGTTCGGCACTACCTGAAAGCGGAGCCGGCCGAGGACCTATATGAGCTGATGAACCAATATACAGAGGCCGTGTGGATCGAAGAAAGACAAATGAATCTGGCCGCGGCGGCCATAGTCAAGGCGTTTGCCGGGAAAAATTGACTAGGCTCGAAAAAGCGCGGCGAATCATGACCGAGGCTATATCAATCGCAGCCCAGACAAGGCCCAAGAATACGGCGGAAATAACCACGGCCATAACTATTCCTAATAATGTTTCCATGATCCAATAATACTCAAATCGGAGTTCAAGGTCAAATGGAAAGTATTTTCAAGTTAGGCATACTCCTTTCAGTGGTGGACAGCGCGACAGGCCCGGCGTCCAAGATTGGGAAAGGGATGGACCAGCTCAAGGGTAAGGTAGCCTCGTTAGGCCCTGTCTTCGATAAGTTCAAAACGTACGGTTTGAGGGTGGCCACGTTCGGCGCTCTGATGCTGCATATACTTTCCGGTACGGTCATGGCCACGGTGGATACGCAAAAGGCCCTGGGAGAGCTGTCATCCGTGGGGATCGTGGACCTGGGGGCGCTGGAAAAAGCAGGGGCTCAATTTTCTTCACAATGGTCCGGTACCACCAAGGCTCAGTTTATCAGTGCGGCGTATGACATCAAGAGCGGCATTTCAACCTTGACCGATACGGGAGTCGCCGAATTCACCAAGCTGGCGGCGCTGACCGGCAAAGCCACCAAGGCCACTACAGCCGAAATGACCAGCCTGTTCGCCACGGGCTACGGCATCTATAAAGATATGTACGCGGATCTTTCCGACATGCAGTTCGGAGAAATCTTTTCAGCCGGGATCGCGGCCAGCGTAAAGAGCTTTAAGACTACCGGCTCGGGCATGGCCCAGGCAATTTCCACCCTGGGGGCCGTGGCCACCACCGCCAAGGTGCCGATGGAAGAGCAGCTCACCATTTTAGGCATGCTCCAGGCCACCATGACCGGCAGCGAGGCCGGCACGAAGTACAAGGCATTGATGCAGGCGGCTGCCGGCGCGGGCACAAAGCTCAAGCTGGAATTTACCGACGTCAACAATCAACTCCTATCCATGCCCGAGATCCTGATGAAGCTCAAGGGTAAGTATGGGGAGACACTGGACGCCGTCGAGAAGATGGAGATCCAGAAAGCCTTCGGCACCCAGGAGGCCGTGGCGGTGATCGATCTTTTGTACGGCAAGGTCGGAGCGCTTACGGAAAACACCCGCAGCCTGTCGGCGGCCATGCGCCAGGGCACCGGTTTTACCGAGCAGATGGCGCAGGCCATGAACCAAGATATCGGTTCGGGGATCGCGTTGCTGGAGCAGCGCTGGCACAATCTGGTGGAAGTGGTGGGCAAACAGCTTGTTCCGGTGCTTTTGCCGGTGTTTGCCTGGATCGGTAGCGGCATCAATCGGATTGCGGAGTTTGCGGAAAAGCATGCCGTTCTGACCAGGGTTTTCGTGGTCGGCCTGGGGGTGATTTCGGCTTTGGCTTTCGGCCTGGGGACACTGGCGGCGGTCGTGGGAACTGCCGGCCTGGTATGGCCGGTGATGGCAGCGGGGCTTGTATCCGTCACTGCCGCCGCATGGGGCTTTACGGCGGCCCTTCTTGCCAATCCCGTTGCCTGGATCGTGGTCGGCATCGGGGCACTGATTGCCGTGCTAGCGGTGCTCTGGAGGAACCTGGAGGGTGTTATCAACTTTTTGGAAGGGGTTTTTTCTTCCATAGGCTCTTGGTGGGCGGACGTGGGGTCGGGTCTGAAGGGCGGCATCCTGGGAGCGCTCAACTGGATCTTAGGACTTGGGCCGCGTTTTCTGGAGGCGGGCGGAAAGCTGTGGGACGCCCTGGCTGCCGGCATTAAAGCCAGGTTGTTGGCTCCGGTTGAACTGGTTAAGCGCGGTCTTTTGAAGCTTAGAAATCTTTTGCCGTTTTCGGACGCAAAAGAAGGGCCTTTGTCTGCGTTGACGCTGTCCGGTCAAAGAATAATGGAAACCCTGGGAGCCGGGATGCAAAATGCCGCACCCGGACTCAAGTCGGCTGCAGCCGGAGCGCTGTCCGGGCTGGCAGCCGCGGCCCTTATGACGGTGCCGATTTCACCCGCGGTTCCGTCGCTGAGCGACTTGAACGCCCAAGCTGTCTGGGAGACCCAGGCTATCAAAGCGCCGAAGATGCCGGACCTGTCAGGCAAGACTACCTGGCGGTCGGTTGACGCGACGGGCGAGAAACCGGCATTGAAAGACGGAAAAAAGGCATACAGGGGCGGACGGGATCTTAAGATACAAACGCTGAACGTTACGCTGCCGAACGTAACAGACGCGGAAAGCTTTGTGGCGCAGCTCCGGAACCTGGTGGAGGGCTATGATGCGTGACGGGATTCTCAGTTTCGAGCATGGAGATGTCAGACTGGGAAACGACCCGGTGCCGGGCATACTCAGAAGCCAGTCTATTACTGGCCTGGTTAGATTTGACGAGGCGCAGCAGGACGGACTTTCAGGAAAAAACAAGACGCCGTTGGGGTGGGAGGATGCCAACATCAATCTGGAATTAGAGCTGATGAGTGATGATAAATCCGACTGCTATCAGAAATTGACCGAATTAAATGCCGTATTCCAGGGCCGGGATAACGGCGGCAACCCCAAAGTCTATGAGGTCGTCAACGCGCATGCCAGAGCCAGAGGGATCGACCAAGTGGTATTTGCCGGGCTGGACTCCAGCGAGACCGATGAGGATGACGTTATTACGGCAAGCCTGAATTTTGTTGAGCACAATCCGCCCGTTACCATACCGGAG